TGGAACGACCGACGAAGCCAAATGCGCTGTTGGTCCACTCGATATAGATCGGCGACTCATTGAGCGCAATCACTGCACGCGACGAATGGTAATCTTTTCCCGAGACCCGGATGTATTGGGGCTTCTGGAAGTCCGGCGCGTTCGGATCCTGATTCAACGTCAGGGAGCCGGCCGTGTTCAGCGGATCCCATGTGTTGAAATACAGGTCCATTTCGTGGAGCCTGTCGTAGGGCAGTGGTTCGGTCGTCGGCAGTTCGTTGCCATTCAGGAACTTTCCGCCCACGCCCAGAGACGCAATGCCGTAGACCCGCTTGATGGTCTGATGGGCCTTGATGATCTCGTCGGCACCCGTCATGCCGATCGCCATCCACTCACGGTTGAACGCTTCTTTCAGGTCATCTTCCGGTCCACCCGGAATGGTGATCTCGCGCTCCTGGCTCTGGGCTTCCTCAAGGGGAGCCTCCGCCATCTTGGCGCCGAGCGGGTGATAGCTGTAAATCTCTTTGCAGGTCTCGTAGGACGGCGACGAACCCGGTGCGATGTCCTCGGCATCGAGGATCCGCATGAGGGCGGTCTTCTTGCCAGACGGCACATCAAGTACCGCCGCGCCGCTGTCGGATTGAAGATCGCTCATTTACCAGCCAGAAGAATCGCCGAGCGAGATTGCTGCGGCATAACAGAACACGTCGAGCGCGTCCATGTGATGGGGGGTTTTCGTGCCAATACGGAAGCCGCAAACCTGCGTCAAAAGATGATTGCGCACCTGGCCTTTGTAGTTCGTGACCTTGTCGTATGCGTACTGGCTGAACTTCACATCGCCGCGGTAGACGTAACCACTCACCGAGAGAGCCCGACCTTCCTTGCCAAGGTCGACGAGCTTTTCCTCGATCGGGTAGACCGGCAGATCGCGGCGCTGACACTGCTGAATCAGGACGGTGCCGCTACCTTTATCCTCGACCCAAATGCCGACATTGCCTTGGCGTGCACCTGTTGCCTTAGCCAGATCCTCGAGCCGCTGATTGACTGAGGGCAACCATTGCTCGAGCAAGGCCCCTTGTATCTGCACCACGTCCCAATCCAGGATGATCAGCGGGTGGCCGGCGATCTTGTTGCGCGCGCAGTAGATGACCGCCGTGCCGTCGTGCTCGAGCCCGTCTTTAAGCGCCGTGTCCACAACGGCGAATACCTGATCGCAACGGGTCGGATAATCGACCCCTCGTCCATCAACAAGCAGATTGACTTCGGAGAAGAACGCCGATCCGCGCCAGTCAACGAAATCAGCGAGGTATTCCTGCTGATAGACCAGCGGCGGGTAATCGTGAATCAGCTTTGCGACGACATCCGGGTCCAGGTGCGGATTGGATGCGGTCGGGGCGTGGTATTCAACCCAGCCTTCAACGGGATTGGTGCACGCCTCATAGAAGTAATTGTCAGGGTCGATGCCTTTCGGCGTACCGGCCATGATGATCGAGCCGTTGTAATCCAACAGTGTTGGACGTATCGACTGATCAATGATCTCTTTCAGGCCTTTTGCCTTGAGGCTCGCCTCGTCAACGATGACCTTGTGATACTTGCGGGACCGGCCGGCGTTTTCGTCTTCAAGCGTCCAGAACTCAACCAGGCCGCCCGTATTGAGTTGGATAAGCTGATCGATCTTGGACTTGGACTGAATGACCGGCTTTAGCGTATGGATCAGATTCCCATACGTCGGCGCGTTGAGCTTGTACTTCGGACCCAGCCAGCCGACGCGCTCGCCATTGAACGCCCACTTGGCGGCGCACCGCTCAAGCAGACTGGTCTTGCCAAAGCGCCGACCGCAACGGATCACTACCTTCTTGTGCTGCTTGAACCCCTGGGCGATCTCGATCTGGCGCTCGTGGAGCTTCTGCAGCTTGACGGATTCCTTCATACATCTGGATCCGGATCATTGAGCGCGGGTGGATCATCTGAGACAGCAAAGACTTCCTTGTTGGCCCTTACGAGATTCATGCCGATCTCGCTGGCTTCGTTCGCCATCCTGGTCAGGACAGCAATGCCTTTAAGCGCGCCCAAACTCTCCTCGGTCAGCGGCGCCGCATCATCGATCTCGGCGACCTTCATGTGGGCGATACCCGCCAATCGGTGCGCTGTCGCTGCGTTGTATGCCGCTGCGGAACTGAGATGCCCAAAGGTATTGGTCAGATTCCGGAGTATCGAAACGGTATCGAATTGTTCCGAAACAGACAGCTTTCGAAAATCCGTTTCTGCCTTAACTATTTGTTTCGCAACGTCTTTTACTGCGCTTGCGCGTTTCGAAACGTTTTCGCTTATCCGGGTTTTTGAGACTCCGTACTCGCGGGCAAGATCGGCGGCCTTCTCTCCGTCAAGGAGGCGTCGGCGAATCTCATCCCACTGCGCATCTGTCAGCTTGGATGGTCGGCCCATGTTTTCTATGGGCTACTGCCCTTATCGAGAGAAGAGACGGGCAAGGAATTATGTGGCCGCCCTCGTGAATGGCTACCGGACTTAAACCGGCTCCTCTAGTTCCGCGCTTGCGGCCAAGGCGCTCGTCAACAAAGCCATTCGTGAGAGCAGTGTCCTATCCCCCACCATCCCATCATGAGGTATAGCTTAAGCGGCCTAAATGTCGTTGCCGTCGTCGTTACCGCTAGGACCGCCCAGGAACTTTGCGCCCGGAATAGATGCCGCCAGCGCGGCGCCTATCTGCATGGCATATTCGAGATGATCGAATTCACCCATCGGACCACAGCCAGCCTCGCGAGCCTCTTCGTTGTAGTGATAATGCGTGACAACATACCGAGTCACCGCGCGCACTCGGAATTCGTTCGTTTCCATGCTTGCTCCTGTCTGTCTCAGCAGAGACATGTGGTTGAAAGCTATACCGCTTCTTCGAACATCTCAGGGCACACGGTATTCCGTGCGACCTGTCCATACCTGTCGTGGTATGTGACGATCGATGCAGCGCGATCTGAAATCCATCCGCCGCGGGCCGCGTAGGCGTCTCGGGCGGCCAGGGTAGGGTGCTGCACCACGGTCATGCCCGCGTACTCTTTCTCGTCCACGTGGTGGCGGTGGCCGCAATGGGCGAACCGCTTCGTGGTTGCTCCCCATACTTTGGGGAACTGCGCGGCGAACAACATCGGCAACTGTTCGTTTTTCACCTTATGGCCATGGTGAAAGGCCAGCATCGTTTCGCCATGCTGATGCACGTAGAACGGCAATTCAGAATCGTTGACCGTCAGCCGCGGCTCGTTCTCGTATAGCGCCTGAAACAGGTGGCGCATGAGCACTGAACTCGACTCGTCGTGATTCCCCTCGCAGATCAGCAAATGAACCGTTTCGTGCTTTGCCAGCGCGTAATCGATCAGCCGGCGGATCACGCGGATCGCCACGCCAACGATTTTCGAGAATCGCCCGTCAGCATCAAGGACGTTGTGATGCGCCGGAGTAACCGGCAAAATCGAGTCGACGTGTAGGGTATCGCCTTGAAGGCACAACACGCACGTCTTGGCCGCCGGAGCCGCTTCTATCATGTGGATGAAGCTGGCCAGCAGAAGATTCTCTGCGATCTTCAGATTCCAGTTGGCGCCGCCTTCGCGATGCCAGGCAAGCATGCCTATGTGGTAATCAGTGAAGACAGCCAGATTGCACAACGCCGCATCTGTCTTGGCTGGGCTCTTTGCCGGCTTAACCCGCGGCAGCGTTTCCGCCATCGCAGCGCAAGCCTCACGGAAGATTTCTTCCTGTCTGGCCTGATTGACCTCGCTCTTAACCCACTGTGCAGCGATGCCTTCTGGCGTGTAGAGCGTCGATACGCCGCGAACACGATACCCATCGGGGACTGTTCGGGTTAAATCGTGCTCCGGTGACCACCCCATCTTCGCCGCTTTAGCCTGCAGCGCCGCGACCGTATTCCCGACCGTCCCACGACTTAGGCCCAAGGCGTCTGCTGCTGCACGCTGGCTGCCATACTCGTCTATGGCGGCAAGAATGGCCGCCTGACGTTCGGTAGCGAACTCGCGGAGCTTCGGATCTATCATGGTCGCTCAGGAGTTAAGAGGGGCTTTAAACTGGCCGCACCAGTGGTCCGGGTTGACTTCCACGTTCTGTGGCGTCGATACACCGGTCTGGTAGTCGTACACAAATACCGGCGGCATGAGGCGGCAACGCAGTCCGTCGCCGCGCTCGATATGCGAGAAACGGCACTCGCGGCAGATCTCCGTGCGCTCCTCAGAAGCTTTAGGTTTGCGCGCCATGAGACCACCGCTGAATAAAAAACCGCCTAAGCGGCAAACGCTGGTGAGTCCAGCGCGAGGAGGTGTTCGATTTCCTACCGCTGTGCGTTTTTAGCGAACAGGCGGCTGAAAGAGTGCGTGTGGGGCTGAAGGCCGATCGCGCGTACGCATGGCGCTTTGGCAGTCTATCGACTCGCGCTACGCTTGATGAGCCTTCACTACGTGGCCCGGTTCCCCTATGCCTTTACTCCGCCAGAGGGAGAAAGCTGAGTAGCTAGCAAGGCAACCCTGCTCGCAAACGTAACGGGCTATTGCGCATATTCGGCATCAGGGCACTTCCGGACGATCCCAATGCAGACCACGTAGTGAAGGGGCTCTTAACGGGAGCCACGCGGCGCGCTATGGACGCCTCACCCGGCGTAAAGGCCGGCAGTGATAATGAGAGCCCAAATCAACTCTCTAGCCCAACTTTTCACGGCTGGCGGATGGGACCTCTATCCCCATCGACCTGCGGGTTTTACCCCGCCGCTCTCTCTGGATTCTGAGCTACGCCATGCGTGAAGACGGTCCGTTGTGCCGCAGGGCTGGACCATGGCCAAATGAGACGGCGCTGAAGGTGGCGGGTGGCTTCTCCCGCTTGCGGTGCTTTCAACAACAGTTATACGGATTTCATCACCAGCGTATCAAGGCGCCTGTCTTCGCTGGATCGTTGTCAAACTCTCTGCACTAGCTTTGTCCGGTACTCCGGGGCCGCGCCTACGACATTGCACTCGCTCAGTTATTCGGCTTGCGCCGACCTCTCTCTAGAAGCTGGTTGCCATCCAGCATTCACCCTCAAGAATGACGCCTTACCCGGCCAGGTCTATTTACCGCCGCCGAGCGGCAACGGAAAGCGTCATGTGTGAAGAACCTCTTGCGAGGTCAATATTCTTTCCTTCCGGCTCATCTAAGATCAAAATTTTGGCGCTCCACGCCGCCCGTATCATGCTGCCGAGCCTATCGGCAGGCGGCGGGAGCGGGGATCAAATGAGATTCCAGAATTCCTCATCCACGAAACGAGAAATCTCGACATCGACGTCACGCGATTCAAGCAACGCCCGCATCGTCTCAGGGCTGATAACCGGGCGTAGCGCCTCAACCAGCACGTCGGGACTGCAATGAATCCGCGGGTATTGCTTCGGCTCAACGCCCACATATTGGCTCACGGTCAATCCTTGAACAACGGGCGAAGCGCTTCACCCAACGCCTTGGCGAAAGTCACTGGGACGATCTGATCGCCCATTGGTGCGTTGTCGCAGCAGGGGCCACATTCCTTGGAGCGCAGGTTCCAAGAACCGTCATCCCATTTGCGCCACATCGCGCCACACACCGTGCAATGGTGGCTTGGGCGCGCGCCGCCAGCGAAAGTAGCATCTATATTACTCATCGCACCAAGTCTCCAGAAGCCAGTCGGCGTAGCTGGTGAGCGCTTGTGCGCAGAATAAATGCCATGTGCCGCCCAGAAGGAAGCCTTCCGCGAAGATGTCAGCGATTTCGTCCATTAGTGCCTCACAGCGAATAGGGCTTGCGCCGCCTCATCCGGGCTCAGGCCGGCCTGGTGATACCCGCGTAGGCGTTGGCATGTCGTATCGCTTGGAGCCCAGCCACGCGCGATGTACTCAGCGCGAAAGGCAGCATCAGCCGTATCGCGAGTCCACTCATACAAAATCGCCTGTTCGCGCTCGGTCATGTCGTCCGTGGATATCAGACCGATGTGCATGGCGTTTCGAATAGGGCTTCTATGCGTTTCCATGCTTCGCTGCGCTCTTTGGGCTGCGCCTCTTCAGCGAGGAATGCTTCCAAAGGCTTGCGCGCGGGCTTGTCGTCGTTCGGCGTGCGGCGGCCTGACTCGGAGAGCGGACGGTTTCCCATTTCCAGCAGATCGCGCTTTGAAAGCCTTTTGCCTGATGCCTCGGCGCGATTGCGCTCAAGATTGGCCAATGGATCGCCGCCGAACGAACCGGAGAAGGTAGCGGAGCGAGCCATGGCGGTAAACGGAAAAACCCGCCAGGCGGGTGCGGTGGCGGGTTTGTTTTGAGACGGCTACGCCTCGCATTTCGCGAGGGTAAGCTCAGGCTCAAGGCCGAAATCAGTAATCTAGCGGCGATTATAGAACGCAAAATTCTTGTTTACAAGCATCTTCTGAAACATTTTTCAAGAGGCTTTTGACCGTCAACCCAGCGATGCTTTTCCGAAGCGCCGCCTTAGCCTGAGCAAGAACGAGGTCCATCTTGATTCCGCGCGTGCTGATACCGTGCGATTTGCGCAGCCGCGTGCTCACCTGATCGGAATCCATATTCCATACCCAGTAGTACTTCAACGCCCATTTGTAAGTGTGGTTAGGGAGGTCCGACCAGGCTTTCTCGATCAGCCATCCGTCCCACTCATCTTTCGTCATGGCCGGGGCTGTCATCGGCTTACCGAGATCGCGGAGCGTGACAAACCACTTTGCCCACAAAGCACATTCGCCGGACTGGAAGCGGGGCGACCGCACAACTCGCCCCCAGTTCTCCAACCGGTCATCAATGTTCTCGAAGTCCATTCTTAAGCCCCGCTACTAGGTGTAGTAAAAATTCGCTTTACGAGCCCATAAATTGTATCATTAATTTGATTCGTACTCCAAACGGAATGGTCTTGTCAATAAGAAATTTGCTTAGATATTCCGCTTCAGCCTGCCGGTGAAGGTTGGCAGGTTATTCGCAAATGGGTCTCCGCTTACGTCCTTAACCACGCGCCGACCTTTGCGGCGTATCTTGGTCTCGCGCGGGTCGGACCACGCTTCGCCTAGCGCGGGCTTTGCCACGGTTGCCTTAGTCGGCTCCGTCGCGCGCCTTGGAATCCACTGCATGAACGGATTAAGGTTTGCGACGTCTTTCACGAACCATCGGCCCGTCTCAAGCGAAAGCTGCGCGCCTCTCCGCTTAGCCGACTTTGCCTGTGATTCCGGAACATCAAGCCAGACAATCATCTTTGATCCTCCCTATCTGCCATCCCTAGAAACTCATACCGCACCCCATCCCGCTCCCCCAATTCCCGAATCCCCTGCTGTACTTCGCGCGAGAGGTGGCGCTTTGGATCATCACGGTAACGTCTCGCGTGTTTTGTTGGCGGTGGAGGGCGTCGCAGTTTCCATATCGCAAGCGCAGCAAGACATGACAGCGAGCAAACCCACCAACCAGCAGTGAAGCCCCATAGGAATGTCATGGCTAGTGTCCGCAAGGTAGGTCTTGAGCCGACATGGCATGCGCCCCGCACGATAGGCAAGTGACCATCCCTTGCATGCGTGGCGTGATAGCGAACGCCTCGGCGATTTCCCTCCGAAGAATTTGCGCCGTGACGTCCAGTGGGTTACCTGCGCGACAATCGCACCGATCGGGTCCGCAATAGACGAAGCAATGCTTGTCTTCGTGGATGTACTTTGGAAAGTGGCCGACGATACTCATGCTTTCTCCCTCGGATGCGCCGCACAAAACTCGGCCAGGTTCGTAAATACGCGCTTCTCGCCGTAGTAGACGGTGACGGTCGGAGCGCCTGTGTAAAAAGCCGTCTCTGCAACGTCCCGACTTGCTCCCTCTGCTCCGAAGATGCCACCGTACATCGGAGCATCAGCGCCAGTGAACGCTGGCGTACTCAGCACCTCCCGCAACCTCCTTACCTCCGCAATCAGTTCCGCTATCACGCCAGGCGTGATATGCCCATAGCGGTCGCCGGCGTTGTTGATGCGTTCGATTTGGTCGAGTTCGATCATTGCGAGCACCCCATTTCGGCTTCTGGCTCTGCAGACTTTCCGAGCACCGCACGCAATTGCTGGGCGGCCTCGGCCATCACTCCGCGCATACCAATCACATGGATGGAATCAGGCACTCCGAGGTGTGATGCAGCAATGCCGGATTCGAGTTGATCTGCAACGACGCCAACGCGCTCGGCCACGTCCTCAATGACCTCCTGCAATCTCGCCAGCGGTTCTTCGAGGGCCGATGCATCGAGGTGAACGGTAAATTTCGATTCATTGCTCATTCCACACACTCCAGTTGATTGACTTCATTCTTGGCTTCGATCCGCTTCTCAAGCCGTCTAGCCTTCTTCTGCATCACCTTCTTGAGCCGCTTGAGGTAATCGATATCCCACTTGGCCGTCCACTGCATTGACTCGATTTCCTCGACGCGGTTGATCGTTATCCGCTCTACCAGTCCTTTCCGGTATTCAACGGCATTCGATCCCAAGTCGCGGTTGCACCGCTTGCACTGCAGATGGATGTTCGGCAGGTAGAAGCGCATGTGCGGAGCGCTGCCCACAGACCGAAAATGGCCCGCATCCATTGCGCCGCCGAACCTGGCGTCAGGGCGAGACCCACATGAGATGCACCCATGACCCGCCAGAATGTCCCTGAGCCTCGCCACCTTATTGACGACTGCCTGCGCCTCGGCAATCCACTCACGGCGCGTCTTGAGCTTGGCCTTGCGTTCCGCAAGTGACTTGCGCTCGACCTTCGCTGCCCTTGCTTGCTTCGCTGCTTTTTCTTTCGCTGTGAGCGCGATCGCACAGGGGACGCTGCATACTTTGGCCATGCTGCTCATGGGCGTATAAACGCAGCCGCACTGTCTGCACTTGC